AAAAGTAGGACAGGACTTGCATTATCGAAAGAAGAAGTAGTACATATATTAACTACAAAAGATCCAAAAGAATTAGCACAATACAATGTAGCAATACCAAAAGCGGAACCAGGGAAAGTAAGAGCTGTAGTAAACTCAGCAGTAGAGATGTTTTTACGTATGGATTACGTTTCTCAATTCCTAGAAAAAGCTTTGGCTAAGCATCCAGAAACCACACTATATTACGATGAGACACAGATGTTTGATATGTGGACAAATATGGGAATACAAGCGAAAGACAAGAATACAATTAAGATACCTTTGGATCAATCGCACTTTGATTGGCAACAAAATATGAGGATGATTGAACGCTTTTGTATTGTTACAGAAAATTTTATAGATAAGTACATGCCTCCAGGAAAGGTAAAGGACGATTTACTTTGGGTTATGGATAGCATAAGTCAGGGGATGTACAAATTACCAGGTGTAGTGATGATAGATAATGAAAAGTTAATAGCAGAGAAGGGAGTATTATCAGGCTGGAGGTGGACGGCATTGATAGACACTGTCTTTAACTTAGGGGAGATACATTGTGCTAGAGTTTTATTGAATAATGTAAATCATCATATTCCATCTGGTGTAGTAGAGCTAATTGGTCAAGGTGATGACGATAAAGTATTAGTTACGAGTGCAGGTTATGCAGCCGCTTTAACGATAGCTTATGATATAATGAATTTCGAAATTAATCCAGGTAAATTCTTTGTTGATAATATAAGAGATGAATATCTACGACAGGTCTCAGAGGATGGGGAGGTGTCGGGATACTTAATTCGAGGAATAAATACAATAATTTGGAGAAATCCAGGGAGTGTGGATCCACCGGCGGGGCTTTTACGCGCGGGAGATCAACTCAAATCCTGGAATAAGTTAGTTTCAAGAGGAGGTGATGCCTCAAGGATTGAGAAACTAATGATCCAAGATATATCACGAGGCAACGGACTTAGTCAACTAGAAACCATCAAACTCTTATCTACACCTGTCACGGTGGGCGGGTTGGGTTACCTTCTTGATGGAGGGACAGAAGAGTGGTTAAGTTTTAAGCCAGGTGAAGTAAAATACGAAACTAAGATAAAGATGGCCGGTGTGAAAGGCCTCAGAGCAGAATTAGAAGTATGGTCAAAAGATTACGACCGTACATTCACAAACGACGAGAAAAGTGAAGCATTATTAGATAGATTAGACGTATCATCATTCGCAAAAAGAGATGTATTACCAGGAGAAGTAAGACCCGTACCAATAAGGAGGGTGAGTAATATGACCTGGGAGCCATACTACTTGACGGTCGATTTTTCAGGACCTAGATTGTCGGCACGAGCACGACGTGAATATCCTTCACTTATGGGGGATTGGGTATTGAGAAAGGAGCTGGAAGGTAAAGATGGATTTGCGTTTGTACAAAACAATTGGATAGACCAAAGTTTATTAATATTGAGTGAAAAGATATACAAGAGAGGAGGCCGTAGGGTTTGGACATCTTGGATATTAGACAAACTACCATTCAAAACACCAATAGTTCGAGGTTGGAGGGAAGAGTCAGTTAGTCTGTGCTACAAGCGTGTAGTCACGAGATTTTGGGATAGAATCCTTCATAGGTCAC